GATTTCATCATTTCCGTTCTATTCAACGAATTCATCAAATCTTTAAGTCCTTGTGTATTATTTTCTATCGCGGTTTGTCTTGCTTTTTCAGCGTCAGATTCCAATAATGTTTGTTGTACAGCTGTCATTGCCGATGCAACTGCTGAACCTACTGCTTTTGCAGATTCAGCTGCATTTTTAGATAATATAAAAGTACCATTTCCTACTTTTACTTTTTCACCCTCCAATTCACCTCCTGTTCTACCTGTTCTTGTTGCTATTTTTTGTAATGAATTTAAATCTAATCCACCAGTTGCATTTTTAAGTGCTTCTTGTTGGAACAGATTCATTTTTGATGGGTCTAATCCTTGTGCTTTTAATGCTTTTATTGCATCTTCTGTTCTACCTGCTGCAAATAATGCTCTAACTTGTGATAAATCAACTCTTTTTCCCAACATTGCCGATAAAGACATTTCGGCTTTAATACTATCTTTGTAGTTTAAAACCATATTTTTACCTGCATTTGCTATATCTGTAAATTTGGTTCCTAATGATGCTGCAAATGTTGCTGCTTTTGCTAATGCGGCCGGTGATTTAAGTTGGTATGATAATGCGTCCTTTGAAGCCTCTGCAACATCTTCCATTAATGCCCCCAAATTAATATTTGCTTGTGATGCCATTGCCCTTAGACCCTCTTGCATACTAATGGCAGTTTCTTTACTAACCCCACCCAATCTCATAAAAGTATCGTTAATGGATGCAATTCCTTCCGATGTTTGGCCTGTTCTAGCTGCAAGTATTGCCATATCTGCTCCAAATTTTCCACTTACATTTGAACCCATTGCAGACGATGCGTCTTTCATTGACGTTGCAATCGTTTCTGCACTTATACCTGCCATTTGTAATTGTGCAGCACCATATCCAACTCCACCCAATCCTTTACCAAATAATGCAGTTTTAGATGCAGCTTGAAATTCCATTGCCATATTAGCAACTTGATTACTAAAATCGTTTATTGCTTTTGCTGCTACAAAGTTTTTACCACCACCTACCATACCCAAACGTAATTTATCATTGAATACATCTATTTGTGTAGTTAAGTCACCAATTTCTTGGTCATACTTTGCTATCGTTCCAATCTTATCACCTACCAGTCCTAAATCATATGCAGCTTTACCCGCTGCAAATCCCAATGCAGCCATTGCTAATGTTAGGCCTTGTCCACCTTCTTTGGCTTTCATAATAACATCACCAAATTCCTCAATTGCAGGTATTCCGGTAGATGATAATTTATTTGTTACAAATCCAATTCCTTCTATACTTTGTTTACTTTTTTCGGCCGCTTTTGCTGCTGCTTCTAAAGAAGCTTGTTGATTTTCAAATGTTCTTTTTATTGCCTGTGCCGATTGGAGTGATTTACCCGTCAGGCCTTCCATTTGTGATTCCAATCTTTCAATAGCTTCTTCCAAATCATCATAAGAATCCAATACAGATTGATTATATTGACTGGTTGTTATTTGTTGCTTTTTTAATTTCTTTGAATTAACAGCGATAACATTTCCTAAGCTTTTATATGCATCAGCTGTTTTAAATGTTTCTTTTTTAAATTTACTTGCATCGGGTCCAAGTTCTTTTACAAATAAACCAACCGATTTCATAGAGCCCTGCATACTTGCAGATAAAAGACTCATAGACTCAAATAACTTATTATTTTTACCAAGTCCTGCACCTAGACTTTTTACACTATCCGAAAATTCTTCTATATTTTCAACGCTATTAGTTAAACGTTTTTCTATTTGCTCAATTGTAGCATCTATTTTTTTCCAAGCCACCGAACCTTCTTGTAATAATGCTTGTTCTTCTTTGAGTTGGGTAATTCTTCTTTGTCCGGACGATGAATTTGATTGTGTCCCTTTTGCCATGATAGATTAAATTAGACGTTTTTTAATCCGTATTGTTTAATAATCTTATCTATATGACTAGTGTCCAATCCCATTGATTGTAAATCTCTCTTTTGTTGATACATACTTTTAGATACTTTATCATCAAAATCAGACCACGTATCTGCTAAATCTGGGTCAGCTTTACGAAGTCTTTGAAGCCATTGACTTTCTCTTCCGTCAGCTTTTGCTTGGAAAAAACTTTTGAAAAAATCTACTAAACCGGCTTCTTTAACTAATATTTTTTTACGCATATGTATTCATTTATCTTATATAAATATAATATTATTTCAATTTACCTCTTTCTTGCTTTGGATGATGGAGTATTTGATTTGTATACCCTTTCTGCTGCTTTTTTCTCCTCTTCTTTGGTCTTTAATAATTCTCTCCAATAGAACTCTCGAAACTTAATAGGCATGGTGTATAAGTCTGTCCAATTGAATCCACCATTTGCATAGTAAACAATTTGAAATAACTTTTGATGTAATAAAGTAGAGTAATTAGTCGGCAGGGTAAAAAAAGTCAACCCCAAAAGGTATACGAAGTGCCTCCGTTTCACCCGTAATCAACGATTCATATTCAAATGTTAAGTCTAAATCAGGAGTAATTTCAGATATATGTTTTCTTAGAGACTTTGAATCGGCTGCTAATAATTGATTTGCAACATATGTACTTATATATCCAATATCTCTTGTACCATTAACTTCTGTAATCATTCTTCTATATCTAGTTGTAATTTCGTTACTTTGTTTTAATGTTTTTTCAGATGCTTCAATATCTTTTGCAATTGCAATTTCATCACCATGTGTAAGTAATTTAAACTTAATTGGTGTTTTTGATTTTGGAAGTGTAAATTCGTATTCGTTATCTCTATTTAATTTAGATTCGTCAACTTCTTTTATCTTAATTTTAGATAAATCAATTGTAACACTTACAGGTTCGTTATCACCTGGGTCATTAATTGTTACATCATAATCAGTACCAAATGCTAATATTCTAGATGTAATTAAGATTGCGTTTTTATCACCCAATACTAAATCATTAATGTTTACTCCTGGTTCAACTACTACTGATTCCAATAACTTATCCAAATGTAATCCTTTACGAATTAAATTTTGATTTGTAATAATGTCCTCTTCTTTTGCAGTCATTAACTTAATAGTAATCTCTCCTTTTGATAGGGGATTGCTTTCTGGATATACCAATCCCTTTGAAGGTAATGATATAGTTTCAGTTGGAAATGCGAATGATTTTTGTGTTTGAGTTGGTTGTGTACCTAACCCTCTTGTAACTTGTTGTTCAATATTTTGTTCCATAATATAACTAATGTGTTTATTATATATATTATGTTTTTAAAAAAATAAAAAGGGATACTTTGTGGGTATCCCTTTCTTTTATAATTTTAATACAATTAGTATTCTAAAATAGCGTAATCATAAGAAAGTGTAAGTTCAATTGAAACGGGGTCATTTGATGCCCAATCCAATTCACCAAAGTTTGCTGAACTGATGAATGCTCCTTTCAAAGTCCATTGTTCAACTTTATCACCTACTGGTCCTAAAATATAGAATGTGATATCTTTCTTATAGAAAGCTGCGTATCCATCTCTACCTGTTAATGACTCATGTGATTGTCTAATCCACTCCATAACTTGCTGTGCACCTGATGGTACAATTGGGTCATAAAGAGTAATGTTTACATCATCCCATGTAGACTTTCCTTTAATCTTTCTTTTTACATTGATATGGTCTAATTCAACAACTTCCGATGTGAATGTAGGTCTATTCGCAGTTTTAATGATATACGATTCTATACCGTTAATTTCCATAATGAACCTATTACTTAACTTCGGTTCAAAGTTCTTATAGAAAATTTTATCAAACTCTAATATTTCTGGCATTTTACTTTATTTTTTAATTCTTTTATATAAATATCTATTTCTTAAATTATCCGTTAAATGCTGCTCCAGTTGGTAAGATGTTGAAATCAATTTGAATGAATTCAGCGGTCTTAGTTGGTTGTAAAAAGATAGCACCTTTCATAATGTTTCTATCAATTACATCCGGAGTATTATTAGTATCATCCATTACAACACGGAATGCGTACAAACCTTGTCTTTGTTGGATTGATTCTAAATAAGGGTTAACAATATTTAAAAATCTATTTCTTGTTTCAGAAGTATTTTGTTCAAATACTAAATATCTTGAAGTAGATGCGATGTATTTTCTTACAGTTAATAATAATCTTCTTACATTAATTCTGTCTAATGCAGATGGTTTATCTTGTAATGTCTTTTGTCCGAATACTACGATACCTTGTCCTGGGAACTGAACGATTGGATTTACTTTGTTTTCGTATAAATCATCTTTTTCAGATTGAGTTAATCTATTTAATACACTAACTGCTCCAATCAATCCACCTCTATTCAAACCTGCTGGTGCGAACCATTCTGCTGCTACTCTATCGTTTGCTGCGAATACACCTGGAAGTAATACTGATGGTGGTACAGTGATTAATTTATTTGTATTAACATCAATTGTTTTAATCCAAGGATAGTAAGTTGCTACCATATTTGAATCAACTGAACCTGCTCCTAATTCACCAATTGTAGCGGTTAAAGAAGTAGATGAATTACCCATCTCTCCGATGAAGAATGCATCATTTCTTTGTTCAACCATATCTAAAATGGATGTGAATACTGAAGAATGGTCTATTTTATTAACATGTGGTGCAACTACCATATTGATATCATATTCGTCAGCGTTAGATAAAGCTGCGATATGTTTTCCGTATGCTAATTTACCTGCAGTTGTTGCTGGCTCAATATCAGATGCGTTTGTGTTTGGTGCGTATCCGTCAAAACCTTCTTGGAATGCTACTACAAATTGTCTTTTTGCAATTTCAGTAGATGTTGTTGATGATAATGTCAATCCACAAATAGTATCTAATGAGAATACAGCGTTAAAACCATTACCTGCACTTACAGGAACTGGCTTCATATAGATTTTGTTATCTGCATTATTATCCAAATCAATACCACTATATTTAGAAGAATCTACTACCGAACCCGTTGAGAATGTTACTCTTGGAATAAGAAGGTCATAATCTCCTGCGTTTACAAATAATTTGTATGCACCATGTCCAAAAGGAACGGCTTGTACTGGAGCGGTTGTATATAAATTAGCAATTCTAATATATTTTGAATTATTAACCCAATCACCACTTTCAGTTATTTTGCCTGTTATTGAATCAATTTCTCTTTTTCTATCACCAATTACTCTACTAATAAAGTTTGGAGAGTTAGGGTCTAAGTTTACATTTGAGAATGTTTCTAATATATTCTTTTTCTTATCAGTATCATTAAAATCTCTAACAATAACAGTAAATGTACCATAATCAGTTCCGTTTGTTGTACCAGCTGCTTTTACATTTGAAATACCAACTTTTATTTTAGTATTTGCTGCGTTTCCTGCAGTGATTGTTTCAAATTGGAATAAATCATATCTATCACCTGAAATTAATTGAGATTGTATATATGGGGTAAGAGCTTCACAAGCTTCACCAGTTCCGTAAGAACCACTAAATTTTTGATTAGGTAATACAACTGCACTTGCACTTATATTTGATGCAAATGCTGAACTAGTTACAGAGCCAGTTAAAATTCCATCAGCTGATGAAAGTGTGTAAGAACCCGTATTAAATATAAATCCGTTTTCTTTGAAGAAAGCGTATGAATAAGCTCTTTTTGTACCATATGCAGATGTACCAAATACTGATTCGATATCATCACTATCCGATAATTCTAAAGATGCACTATATCCAGTTGCAACAATTCCACTACCACTTAACAACATTGAAAAATCACCACTACCATCTAAATCAGAAATCAATGTTCCCGCAAATCCAACTGCACTTCCGCTTGTATTAAACAATACTCCCAATGCACCTGATTGTGAACCTGATGCAGCTATTAATAATAAAGGAGCTTTTTCGGTATAACCCGTTTTTCCAGCCACTCTACAAATAGTTGCAGTTCCTGCTTCTCTTAAATAATTTTGTACTGCTAAAGGAGTGTAATATGTGTCATCAACACTACCAAATAGTTGTTCGAATTCAGCTTGTGAATTTACAATTGTTGGAACCAATGGGCCTTCTTTGAAAGGGCCTATGAATGCTGCTCCGATGTCAGCTACACCTTGTTGTAAGAATGAAAGGTCGTTTTCTTTTGTAAATACGCCTGGTGATACTATCTTTTCTGCCATTTTATATGCTTTAAATTTATTTTATTAATTCTCAATATAAATATAAAATTTTCAACCAAAACAACAATTCTTATTTGTATGTTGGAGAGAAATAATCGTATACTTGTCCTACTGATGTTGCCGATTGTAATGTATTGTAGAATAATACAGGTCCAATTTGTCCGTTCCAGAATGTTGTTCTTGCACTATTACTACCAATTGTTAAAAAGTTTGTAGATGATGGGGCCGTAAATGCTGATGCGGTAAATGTTCCTACCGATGTTTTATCTACATAAACTGTTACAGTTCCTGATGGTTGGAATGTTGCTGAAATCATATACCAAACGTTTGCTGATAATGATGT